TACGCTGACGTTCAATGTTACGAACACCCTCAGTTACACTAAAGTCCTTTTCACTAATCTCTAATGCTCTTGTGACAACAGCTACCATATCGGGATGTACCCCAGACAAGTTCTGCTTACTTCGTAGCCCTAGTTTGTATCCCATTGGTTGCTCCTTAAGATGGTTTAGTAGGCCAAGTTATTGTGTTAGGGAATCCTGCTTGCGCTGGTACGTCCCGTAAAAGTTGTCTATATGTTGCCCATGCAGACTTATCTACAGGAGAGTCATCAACTTGTGTCCAATCTGAGGTCATTAATAGTTCGTCACGTTTTCTACGGGCTGAAACTTCTGGTGCAATAGGCTCAATTTCTGGTTCAGGTTCCTCAACAGGTATATTTTCTATACTCCAATTTGTACCACCCCACTTAGCAAACTGACCATCTGTCACTGTTGGTGGTGCAGTTTCAACACAACCCGCTGGAATAAGCCAATTAGCACTATCCAAAGGGTCTTGATCTGCTGTTGTAGTGCCTACGTAGACACCATTTAAATCTGTTTGATATACGTCCATGTTGGTGTCTCCTTAATATTTAATACAAGCTAGAAGTGCTATGTTTCGTGGACGGGTTTCGTCGTCACCAACAGGACTATTGTATGGAGTGACCTCATTACCTTCAGCGCCGTTGGGACTCATCTCCTGATCCCATCCGTTACTTGCTGCGTTTCCATAAGGGAAGGGGGCGTAGTTGGATTGGTAACGAACAAAAGATAAGTGTTTGTGCTCTTTAAATGTATCTACTTGAGCGGAACCAAAAGCTCGACTTGTATCTATACCACGAGAGTCATCCCATCCACGCATAAACTCACCACGCAAGTCGGGGACGTTAAACGTAGAAGACCCATCACCCACACCGAATGTTGTTCCTATTGCTGTAAACAAATCAGAATAAGTTGTCCTTGATACAGCAGCACCGTTCGCTTTTATGAAATCTGTAGGTGCTGTGTTAGCTGCATGATAGATCACTGTACCTGCGGGAACTCCACCGCCACCAGCAGCAGCAGCCCACGAAATATCTGTTCCGTCCGAAGTCAAAACGGTATCAACTCCCCCAGCCGCTAGTCTTGCTGTAGCACCAGAGGCATTACCATAAATAAGAGAGCCTCTAGTTAGGTCATTTAGAGTGTTAATCTCATCAGCACTAGCTAGTATTGCTGTAGCACCAAGAGTTAGCCCCTGCGTAGTAATAGATACAACATTATCACCAGCAGCATCTAAAGTAGCTATGACTGTCCAACCTGTACCAGCAGTGTTCCTAATCTTAAGCTGGTAGTTAGTTGTGTCGTACCACCATTGATGACCCCTGTCCGTAACTGGGTCCGTTGTGGGGATAGCAGGTTCAGTAGCACCAGAAGAGTTAGTTGCGATAGCTTGTAGAGCAGCGTTAATGTCAGCCCTAGTTTGTGGGAAGAGCTGGTTATCTATAATAAAATCGTGTTGGCTCATGTTCTGTGTCCTACTCTGGCTTTACAGGCCAAGTTATTGTGTTCGGGAATCCTGATTGACTTGGTACATCCCGTAGTGCAGCACGATAAGTAGTCCATGCACTAGACATGGTTACATCACTGTTGCCCATCCAATCAGTAGCAGCTAGTAGTGCGTCCCGTTCTTCACGAACAGCTACAGCAGCACGAGTGTCCGCTCCATCAGCCCATGCTTGCTCTTCTGCATCACGGGCGGCTTCTTCATCAGCAGTGAACTGCACACGCACACCGTTTATGTTGTGAAATCTTGGCATTTTATTCTCCTTTTATGCGCTCTTAAGGCCGTACATGTAAATTGTTCCTGATGTTATATTCCCTGAACTAAAGAAAAATTGAACTGCATCAACATCAGCCGCACTCGCTCTGTAACCGCTTGTGTTGCTCATATTTGGAGTTGAGTTTGATCTTGAACTGATGGCTTCGACCATAATGTGAGTATAGCTTAATGTACTCGGAGAAAAAATTTGAACAGTACCAGATGTTCCCCCTACACTTGCTGTGTTATCAGTTCCGGCTGTGTCTAATGGAAAACTTTGCGTACCTGCAACACCAGACGATAAACTAGCATCGTAACCTGTTTGAATCGCCCTTATCCTAGTTGTAATATATAGGTAATCATTTTGTGTTGCATCGTAACTTGAGCCGCCGTTTGTGCTAGTTCGGAGTTTTAAACTTTCGTCATTCGTAACAGGAACCATATTTACAAAAACAAACTTGTAATAATCGTATTTAGTACTGTCAAACTGAGTAAAGGAGATTGTAGCATCATCGCTGGCAGTGACAGATGTAATTAACTCTGTGCTGCCACCGCCAGCATCAGCCCACGAAATATCTGTGCCGTCAGATGTTAAGACTGTATTGGCTGCGCCCTTAGCCAATCGTGCGGTTTCACCGCTTGCATCCCCATACAGGATCGAACCCCTAGTTAAGTCATCAAGCAAGTTAAGTTCTGATGCGGAGGCAGTCATACTTTCATCTAGTGTAAGGACATTTATCCAACCATCATTAGCTTCATTCCTGATCTTAAGGGTGTTAGTGTCAGTCTCATACCAGAACTGATTGGCTTGGGTTCCTGTAGGCTCTGCATCACCAGAGGAATTAGAGACTAGGGCTAGTAGTGCAGAGTTAATATCGGCCCTAGTATTAGGGAAACTCTTAGTTCCTACTATCGGCCCATCGGCTGTTGTAAAGTCAAATTGAGCCATTAGGTGAACTCCTTCCCGTAGCCATTAGCTACATAGTCTATTGTTACGCTGTTGGTACTAGCAGAGCCACCAGTAAAGGTGTTTATAGTAAACCCTGACCTAGTTTTGTTTGTGATAGTGTATCTGTCTGTCTCAGCTAAATTAGCTATGGACAACCCGATAGCAGGTGGTGCATTGAAAGGGTGAGCCACTCCAAGTATATTATATACTATGTTAGTTGTACCCGTAAAAGTTATGTCTTTACCGGACACTAAGTACTCTGGCATGTCTATGGTGGCAGACAAGGCTGACACAAGCGGAGATGCGTTAGTATTACTAGAGTCTAACTTTAATCTGAACTCAAAGGCTCTCGCTATTATTTCGTTGCCGGACTGAGCATTTACCGCTACCCAATCAGACCAAGTAGGTGTGCCAGCAGGGTCATCATCTGTATGTCTTGTCTGAAACTCCGTGCTAACGTCATTAATAGAAGGACCAGCGTCATCAAACAAAGAGGTTGTCTGAGCATCAAACAGTCCACCCTCGGAGTCAAAGAGTTGTGTCTTATCAAACCTTGACTTTTCCTCTGCATAAGAAACTATGTTCTGAAACTTAGAGCCTAAGTCAACATAGTTTTCAAAGTAGTAGAAGCCTGTGCTTGCAAAGCTATCAAAGTCATCAAATACGCCTACAGGGGTTGTGTCAGCGCCCCTTGCATCAAACGTAGCCTCTGGTGCAGTATCAAACGTAGGTAACTTAGCAAGACTAAGACCTAATGAACTGTTCTCTACATTAACCTTTACTCCATTGAAGTTTGGACTTTCAGTAACCGAGGTAAATATCTCAGTGTTCCTCACAGCTTCTATGTTTTCAATAAGTTTAGCTGCGTTTACTGATTCATTAGACCCGCTGCTGGCATCATCTACAGCTTTAATAAAGTAAGTTCCCGGTTTATACTCTGTAAAAATAACGGAACTATCACTTGCGGGTACAGACTCCCGAACAGTTGTAGCAGAAGCGTAGGATGCCCCTGACAGTACCTTAGAGTACTTAATTACATAGTGGGCTAAGTCTAGGTCAGACACAGGTGTCCAACTAAGTTCAAAGCCTCCAGTAACCATGTTACCAGTAAAGTTAGTTACATCTGCTGGAGGCGCACTTAGGGTTATGACATCGTAGTTAGATACAGTAGTAAAGTCTCCATGAATACCAAGAGAGTTAATAGCTTGTACTCTTATATCATGTAGTCCCTCTTCTACACCAACAACCTCAACCCTTTCTGTACCCACAAATGCACCAAGGGTAGCTAAGTTTGTGAAGTCAGTCTCGCTTGGCTTTTTATACTGTACCTCTACCTTATCTGCTATGGAACTTGTGTTGACAACATCAATGTATAAGACGCCCAGAGTTTTACCCCTGACTCTTCTTACTTCAGTACTCAGGTTAGAAGTAGTAAAGGCTAAAGTAGGAACTTCAAAGGCTGACAACAAAGTAGTATTATCTCTTTCGTAGACTATACCATCGTCAACTTCATCAAAGACACTAGATGAAATCTCCCTAAGCACCATGTTTACTTGTAAGTCGTACTCGTCCACAGAGGCAAAGTTCCAAGACATAACCTCAAACTCTTTGTTAGTCCAACCAAGTCTAGTGTTAGTTAGGGTTATGTTGTCACCTGTCTGTACTTGGAAAGCCCTAAGACCAAAGGACGCCTCAATGGTAAGCTGCTGCCTATTCCTTTCTAGAACTACCCTAGCTATTCTTCTAGCCTCTATAGAGTTGTCAGTAAAAGTAAGGTCTAGGTCTAGTGAAGATTCTTGACCACCATCAGCAGTAACAAAGTCAGCATTAGTTACAGGTGGGAAGTCTGTTACTTGCCAATTACTTTCGTCACCCCTAAACGTACCATTAACATTGTTGAAGTTGTCCCTACGAGAGTTCCTAGTGGCTAGGCTTATGCCTGACCTAAGATCGTTCTCATCAAAGTTAACTGAAGCAGCAGTCCACGCAGCAGCTTTAACCTTCCATGCACCTTGGTTATACCACAGGGTAGCACCCATAGAAGTTATGGCATCTTGCAAGAAGTCTACAGGTGTAGACCCCGTAGTGAAAGCACCGTTCATTGTGTAACGTGTTGTACCAGCATCTGTATTAGTCTGGTCACAGATATTAGCAGCAGCAGTAAAAGTTGTGTCATCTATGTTGGCAGAGGCTTCTCCCAAACCATAACCAGTACTCGCAAGATAGTCTCTTATGCACAGGGCAGGATTATCAGACCAAGCGGTAGTAGAGGTTCTAGGATCATATACCTTCTTACCTTTAATGACAGCACTAATCTCAGGTACGCCATTAGGGAAGGCATCTGTGTCATAGGTCAACTTAACATACAGGTAAGCAATACCACGAAGTCTATGGTTCCCTGTCCAACCAGACACAGCACTAACTAAACTACTATCGGCAGCTTGAGTAGATGTACCTAAGTGTTCCTTGATTGTGACTAGACCACTATAACGACTAGGAGAGGTAACATTACCACTACCGTCTATAGTTGCTACTTCATCGTTAATGTATATCTCTTCAAAAGACTCTATCTCATGTCCAGCAAAGGCTAATACTCTATGTAGTTGTACGTTGTCTGTACCTGTAGTACCATCAAATACTCTAACACCACCGACTTTCATCTTACCATAGATAACTTGATGGTCTAATGCAGCACCTGTCTGTGTTACGTTATAACCTCTGTTTTTCTTATTGCCCCCACCAAATGTAGGTGCAGTAGGGGTCGGAGCCAGAGACCTCATAATTATGCTTGTAACAACAGACATAACTACATAACGAAATACTGCCGACTGAATTACAACACCAGCGGCGGCTGTAAAACCCCCTACAGCATAAGCAGCACCTACAACAGCCATTAAGAGTTACCCCCTATGTACTTAGAGTAAAGTCTTTCTATAGGCGTAAAGCCTAGCCTCTCAAGTATTATGTCAAACGGGCTGTGTACCTTAGTATTCATAACCATAACTGATACCCCATCTTTCTTTAGACACTTTTCTGCAAACTTTATCAACTTAACACCTGTCATACCTTTACGGTAATCTGGATGAAGATAGATTATGTCATTAGAGGCAAACACATGGTCTTTATAGTGTATGTTATTGCCCAACAAGACTACAAGATAACCAACTAGCTTTTCAGAACTTCTGGCGGTAAATATAGTAAGCCTACCTGAGTCTTCTAGTAAGTCATAAGCGTCCCAATCTGGGTTTAGCTTAATGCGATCTTTGTTAATGGCTATCTCTTCCCAGTGTCTTTCTATCAAGGGGATACACTCATCCTTAACTTGGCACAGAAACTCTTGCTGAAAACTAACCAACAGACCTGCCCCAGACTATTTCTTTATCTTGTAAGTCTTCAACAAAGTCTAAGCCAAGGTCTCCGGGATATACTGACTTCTGGTAAGCAGAAGTGTACCTAGCAATACGTGGTCTCTCTAAGTCTATTAGCCTATTCTCTACAGTTAACTCAATAGCGGCTTCATCTGCACTTTCAGATATATTCATCTGATCCATGTAACCAGAGAATAACTGTGTTAGCGCAGTTTCATCAGAGGTTACACCAAGGTAGATATTACACACACGCCCCTGATAAGGCTCTGCAAGGGCTAAAGAAAGTATCTCTGTCGTTATACCACTAAAAGTTAGTGTAGCACCCTTAACAGCTAAATCTGATCCCTCTTCTATAGCGGAGATAGCTAGAAGGTTTCCTGTTCCAACCCAAATCTTTCCGTCATAATCTAGGTCTCCTACACCTGTCCACAAGTGTATCTCATTAGGACTATCAAACAAAAGTTCTACAGCAAAGAAGGGAGAGATTACATCCTCGTCTAGGGCATTAAGTACTACCGAGGGAATAGTCCTAGTCATTATGTAATTACCTCTACAGCCTCAAAGGAGATACCATAGGTACTAGAGTTACCTATCTGCCACTCTTGCACATTATTTGTTAGTCTGAAGACACCCTTGGCACCCTCTACAATTACGGCACTAGTAGGGTCAGCGCCTGAATAAGTATCCTTGAGGTTAGGCCATATATCCACTACCCCCGTAGCAGAAATGTCTGCTAAGACCTTGTGCAGTTTAGATGTAGCTAGAGACCCTAGTTGTATGTAGTCACCAGCTTTAAGTGTACCACCATTACTAAGAGTTAAAGTAACAGATGATGCACCAGCAGTACCAGTTGCTACTATGTCACCATTTACTGCTGTACCCCTTGGGGCTGCACAGTTAGGATCACCTAAGAGAAAATTATTAACTGGACCTTGTAACGACAACAAGAAAGCTACCCAAGGTTCACCTAAGTCCCTACGTACAGGTGGAATAGTGACCGAGGCTTTCCATGCTTGGCCTGTGTGTTGTACTACCTGTTGTTTATAAGTAAAGGGAGACTCAGAGGTGGCAACAGCGTTCATAGCACTAAGAGTTATTTGTGCAAAGCCTATGTCAGTTGGTGCAGTCTTTAGTAAGCCGGTCATAATATTTCCTTACCCAAATGCCTGTTTCATCTGACCACCTCTACGACGATCATCTAGTATTTGCTTCCTAGTCATGTTAGCGATAGCTGGGGCTTGTTGTGCTATGATCTTCTTAACACTCTCATCACCGTTAGCTTGGAAGTTAAAGTTCTGATGAATAATAACGTCACCAGCACCACCTTCTGCCTGTACACCTAGCTTACCATCTTTACCCCTTTTCAAAGGCATGATAGCTTCTGGGCCAGCTTCTCCCATAAGACCTGTGCGACCATCATTCATAGGGAACATAGTAGGAGCACTTACGACACCACCATCAGCATAAGGTACTATGTTACCACCAGAGAAAGCATTACCATTAGCATTAGGCACTTGAGGTAGATAAGGATTTATAGCAGAACTAATCATACCTGTGATCTGTTTAACGACATAGATTTGATATAACTCAGCAATGATAGCCCTAGCCATATCCTTAAAGGCATCAGATACACTCTTAGTACCATCTACTATAGATGTAAGTGCATCACCCATGCTAGTCGCAATACTATCTGCCAAGTCTTTCTGTGCTTGTCTCTGTTCCTCAAATACCTTAGTTAGTTTTTCTTGTGCAGCTACTTCATCTGCTATAGCTTGAAGTCTTTCTGGGTCTTCCTGATACTGCTTCAAGAGGTCTCTATTCTGGAACTCAAGTTGCATAAAGACTTCTTTACGCCTACGTTCTTCACCCTCCAATCCAAACAAAGCCTTACTTAACTCTATCTGTCTTTCCAGAGCCTTGATTGGGCCTTCCATAGTTTTTGGTTCTTTGCCTTTTCCCTTATTTTGTTCAGCCATGAACTCTTTGTATTTTTTTAACACCTCTGGGGTAAGCCAACCTATAGGGCTTTCCTCCATAAACTTGCGTGGGTCTACACCTCTTCCAGAGCCACTTGCATTTTTAATAGCTTCTTCAAAAATCTTAGCCGCCAATGCTGCATCTTCCATATCGTGCTTGATTTTAAGAATTTCTTCAGCTAATTTAGCCGCTTCAATTTGTTGAGCAGCCGTTCCACCAACAGCTTCAACTTGTGCTGCTGCGATTGTCATTACTAGTTGCTTTTCCCTATCCCTAGCATTAATTAAATCACCGACTTGTTTTAGTTGGGCTATATTTGCTTTTTCTAGGGCCATGTTAGCATTAGATCGTTGAGTATTTACAGCCTCAAAAACTTTGATCTCTTCTCTCGCTTGCTGCTCAGTGGCTCTTTTAGCTTCAGCAGCGGCTTTTTCAGCCGCATTAAGCAAATCATCTATAAGGGCTAGTTGTTTTTTAGTAGTAGCATCAGCAGCATCACCCTTAGCTTTTTCAGCGTCAACCATTAACTGTGTCAGACCCGCTTCAAACATTAGGGTTCTAATTCTTTCCCCTAACGCCCCATTAAACTGCTTAGAGTACGCAAGTAAATCATCGCCTAGTTCTCTAAGGCCTTCTACCCCTTCTATAATACGAGGTTGTGCAGCCGTACCACGTAGTATTTCTGCAATCTCTTCCCTAACCCTTAGTATGTCTTCTGCATTAGCAATTTCTTCGTTAGTTGGGCCATATTGTACCCCTACTAAATCTCTTAACCACTCCATTTGGTAAAAGGGTATGTTAGTCATGTCATCAGCTAACACTTTTAATTCGTTTAAAATACCAGTTGATTCACCCTTTGCACCAAAAGCCAAAGCTATTGCATCTTGCACTTTTGCAGCAGAAGATTTTTCAAGCAGCTCCAAGTACTCTTTTAGTTGAGTGTTAGCCTCACTAAAGGGTGCGCCTAGTGTATCTCGCAACATAGAAGATACATTACTTAAGTTAGAGAGTGCGTTTTCAACACCTTTTATGCTTTCTTCAAGCTGTTTACCTGCGTCTTTGGTGTCTAGGAACGTCTTAAGAAGCATGGTCCCTAACGATAGACCAATACCGATAACAGCACCAGCAACTCCCGGAAGTAGACCAGCAAGTTGTGTACCCTGTTGACCAAAAGCTACAAGTGCGCTAGTACCTGACTGCACCTGTACAAAGAAGTCACCAACCTGATAACCTACTTGTTGGGCATACATACCAAACTTGTTAGTACTCTTTCCTGCAAGCCTTTGTGCGTCTGCAAACTTCTTAGCGTTTTGTGCGGCATTACTCATAGATGCACTTTGTTGACCTACGGCATTAGTTGTCTTACCAAGGTTTTTGTACAATATAGTCTCTTGAACATTTAGTTCGTTAACCATTTTAGAGTACTTTTGATGGTTTATCTTACCAGAGTTAACAGCGGAATCTAGTAGCTTAAAAGCCTTTCTTATCTTTAGGGCTTCTTTTTCTGTCTTTAACAGAGTAGATGCAAGATTGTCTACACTCTTATTGGTCTTATCTACAGATGATGATTCGGCTATCACCTTAATTGAGATTACATCATCAGCCATTGTTTACCCTCATATAAACTCCGTCAAGCCTCTTAACCGCTTCTACTTCCCAAGCTGTCATAGGCGTGTCAGTTAGTTCTTTCCATGCTTTTATTTGTTCGTATGTTATCGGGTTAGGGCCACTAAAGCCACCAGTTCTTGAGTTGCTTAACGCAATAAAGGCAGACCAGATATGAGCCACAAGAGTTGGGAAGTCGGGTCCATCCAATTCTTTAAGTTCTAATCCTGTCTGCCTTTGTACTTGTTCCAAGTGTTCTCTCTCGGTGGTTCCAGATTCATCACGCTGATTAAGTTTGAAGTTAAATTCAGCAAACTCAACTAGGTCATTAATCAGCCCTTGGTAAAATCCAGCGAGTCAGCTACAGCCTCCTCAATCTGATCCTTAATCCAAAACACTTGTTCGTAAATCTCTTTGGCTGTATCAGCAGAGTACTTAGGCTTCTTACCATCGTATGTGATATTCCAAGACTTAGTTGCCTTGACTAACACTTCTAGGGTAGCCTCTTCAATACTCTCAGCCGTAATATCGACCTTCTTTTTACCTTGGGCTTGCTTAAGCCGTTTGTTAGTTTGGTGATGCAATATACCCTTGTACTCTTTAGAGTGGGGTGCATACATAGTAATTGTCATTTCTGACTTGTCATCGTTAGTCAAAGGTTCCAGTGTTGTAGGGTGTACGATAGTAACGTCTACGGTATCACTGGTCGGTGTTAAGTTCTTTAAGTCCATTGTCAGGTTCCTTGGGTCAGGGTTAGTCGGGTAGATTTAAATGGGGAGCATCAGACCCGACACCAATGCCCCCCGCCCTAGCTAGGGATTAGTCTGTACGAGTAATCTTCAAGTTACTTGTAGTTGTCGTATCGTACAGTGCGGTGAAGGAAAGGCTAATAATTCGGCTAGTTGGCCCATCTACACCTACATCGGCAGAGTTAATCTTAACCCGTGGGAATAGGAAGGTGTAAGCATTAGCAGCAGTGGGGTCATTGACAGATACTTGAATAGCTGATTCTGTCTCGTTAAGGAAACGGTTAATCAGGGCAGCGTCATCAAAGTATGCGGAGAATGTACCTGTTACTTCTGCACGACCAACCTCAAGTGCTGGTGCTTCATCAGAGCCGACAACAAAAGTGGGTGCGAAGGAGTTCGTTACATTGAAGTCGATAGCGGTAATGATAGCAGATGATGTAAGGCCAGCTACATTGTTACCAATCTGTAGGTCTCCTGAGTAGGCATCGAAGGGGGAGTTAGTGCTTGCTGCGTCCTGTGTCTTCTCTGTAGCACCAATAGTCATGCCTTTACCAACCATACCAAAGGTAGTAGTTACCATCTGGTTAGGGGCAATAGAGATACCCATAGTGGAAACAGTTTGACCTGTAAACAGACGAGCCTGATCAATGTCAGCAGAGTAATCCTCAATGGAGAAGTACTTAGGTGTTGTGCCTACAGTAAGGTAGTCGTTGGTGCCAGAGTTTGTCCAAGTGTTAAGCATGACTGACTCAAGGAATGGGTCGTAGTCACCTTTACGGAGGTCACATACAATGTCACCAGCAGATTGTTTGTTACCATGACGCTCATGACGAGGCATACGGTCAGCTTGAATGTCTGTACCAGCAACCAAGTCTTTAGTTAAGTTAAGACCATGTGAAGTGAATGGGATGTTCTGGAAGTTACCAGCAGGGGTAGTTCCGAATGTGGACTCAGTGATGTAGCTTAGGCTAGACCGTGAACCCTGTGCGAAGGTAGGCATGTGTTATTCTCCTAGTGAGCAAGGCTTACGCCTCTAATTAGTGATAAATGTACCAGCCGATATTTATCGGTATATAGTACCAAGGTGTATCCAAGAAACCTTGCTGTCTTTCGGCATAGTCTATTGATACGTTAAAGCTGTTTAGTGATACGTCTGTGGCAGCTTCAAAGTTCTCTATAACTGTGTTAGCGATACCATCAGCAGTTGCTGGGCCATTACCCTCTGGACAGTACACAGTGACTGCGTAGATGCCACCATAACGCTGAGAAGGGTTTAAGCCTCTTACAGCAGGGGTACGGGTAACAGGAATGTACAGAGACTTAATGAAGCTAGTACCAGTTGTGGGGTCGTAGGGTACATTGTCAAAAGCTATTGGAGGTAT